GACATTCGCTGCGTCCAGCTTGGCCTTCAGCTCAGCGATTTCTTTTGCATCGGCTTCTGCCTGGCCGGCTTTCTCGGCCCGGGCCAGAAGATCGTCGATCCGCTCTTGCAGGGCCTTCACCTTCTCGACCTCGCCGTCACGCTCGTTGCGAATACTCTGCACGCCAGCATTGACCGCCTCGAACACCTGGAATAGGCGATCAGCGACAGCGCCAAGCTCGCCTTCGGGGCGCACCAGCGCCTGATCAGCGAATGATTCGACGATCAGGCCGACAGATTCGAGTTCGGCACGGAAGGCATCGATATTGACGCTGGAGTTGCCACCATCGATCAGCAGCACCTTCGGCACTTCCTTGATCGTCACATCAGGCACATCGCCGGCAGCATCTTCGCGGCTTTCGGTAACGCTTGCGTCGACGATGCGCAGGCCATTCGCCTTGGCCAGTGCCTTCACGTCTTCCTGGTACTGATGGAATGGACCAGACAGATACCAGATGTTCTTGTTGCTCATGATCGTGTCCTCGCCAAGCCGGGCACTGCACCCGACTCAGCTGTCAGGGTTACTTGGAGGCGTCACCAATCAGAGCCACACCGGCGGTGTGCTTGATGCTGGTGGCGGTCTTGTCCCAGTTGGTGCCGGTCGCCAATTCGGCGTCGGTTGGCGACTTGCCGCCGGTGGTGGTGTCCCAGGTGTATCCCTTCAGGCCCAGGCCGAAGGAGTAGTCGGTCTGGAGCGTGGTTTCGATACGATCCTTACCGTTGGTGGTCTGGACGTTGCTGATGATGTCGCGGCCGTCGTGGACCAGCGCAGCGCCCTGCACCAGGGACAAGATGATTTCCTTGTTCGGGGTGCCGGCCTGCATCAGCGCCGGAGCATCCGTCACAACGGAGATCTTGCCGAGGATATCCACCACACGGACGTTGCCAGCCTGGAACAGCTGCGTCTGGTTCGCCAGGTTCTGGTTGACCAACTTGTGGTAGCTGGTGCCCTGCATCACCTGGGTTACCAGGTTCTGGCTTGCGTCACCGAACTTCGCGTGGGCGTTGTTCAGGCCCGCGTAGGTAATGCCAGCGGTAGCCGACACATCGTTGACCGCAGCGGCCTGGGCGGTGATTGCAGCAACCAGAGCCGCAATAGCGGTGTTCAGCTGATCCTTCAGCAGGATCTCAGCAAACGCGCGGCTTGCGACTTCAATGCCTTGGGCGGTTGGTCGCTCCAGCCAGGTCATCTGCGACGGCTCGTAGCGAATCGGACCGAAGCCACCAGCCACCTTCACCGAAGTGTTCTTCAGCTCGGTCAGGTCGGTGGCAGCGACGGCGGCGTTAGCGCTGTAGCGATTCACGCGGCGCTGGGCAGCGGCCAGGGTCTGGAAGAACGATTCCTGAAGGAAGTCACCAGTGAAGCCGTCCGGAGACAGCACGATTGCACCGCGACTTGCGGCGTTGAAAGCAGCGAGATACTGATCCAGCGTCTCGAGAGTCGCCGGCATGATGTATTCGTTGAAAACCTGCATTTGCGACAGGGACATGAGTTATTTCCTTACGATTGAGGGAGATCTGGGAACCGGCTTGCGATTGCAGCCGTCCGTTCCTCTTTGGTGCCGCCGATTTTTCCTTTTGCGGCCCCGCCGCCCTTACCAGCACCGCCGGCCCCGCCGCCCGATGCCTTACTGCCAGCGATCAGCGGGCCGAAGGCCGGATCGTTGGTGAATTCTGCTTTCAACTCGTCCAGAGTTGCTGCCGAGAGCTTGCCGGAGGCATCCAGCACGACGACAGTTGGCTTGCCGTCTCGCTGCTCAACGCTCAGCCGGCGTTCGATATGAGGAAGCAATGCCTTGGCGCTGCCCGGGATCGCCAGAGTAGTAGCGATATCGGTAGCGGTACGGCCTACGGTCAGATCCCGGATCTGGCCCTGCAGGGCGCTATTCGTGCTTTCCAACTGCCCCGATAGCTCAGCCTCACGGCGGGCGTACTTCTCGGACCAGGATTTCTCCAGCTCCTCGACGTTTCCGGACTTGCGGGCAAGTTCTTCGCGCTCCAGGCGCGCAGCCTCTTCCGCCTCGCGCGCCTTCTTTTCGGCCGCCTTCTTCTCGCCGAGCAGTTCGTCAACCTTGGCCTTAAGGCCGGTAACGTCTTCTTGTGCTGGCAAGCCATCGATGTTCAGGACGTACTTGCCGCCCTTCTCGACGTACATGGCTTGAGTGGCTTCGTCGACGCCTTCGAGGCTGTCCAGTTGGAATTTCAAGGTCATTGCTGTCTCCCAGAGACTTGGTGCAGGCCCTGCCTGCGGACATGAAAAAGCCCCGCTGGATGGCAGGGCTGTTTAATATTTTGATGACTACAAACCGGCGCGCTCGAAGGCCAGCGGTTCAAGATCTTTCAGTTGCTGAAGAGTCAGGGTTTTGCCGTTTTCGTCGACGAACTTGTCTAGGGTCAGCTCACCCTTGCTGAACAGCGCATACCGGTTCGGCCCAAGAATGTCGCGCTGAAAGGCCGCCGGCTGACGAGCCAGCCATTCCTGATAGCTCGTCTTGCTCGACACCATAGCAACACCGTCAGGGCCGATTGAGGGCCGGGTAGAGCCTGGTATATCGCGGGCAAACTCATCTTTGAGGACCGGCACCAGCGTTGTGCGGCACCCCCAGTGATACGGTGGCTTTGGCCCATCCAGCGGGATGATCGTCTGATCGATGCCCATGCAGTACAGCGTGGTGCTGGAGTCGAGCGTAGCGATCCGCCGCATCCCCTTGAGGATGTCGTCGTTGGCCTTGAGCGTTTCCACCCTGGCCGTGCTGGCAATGTGGTTGGTCATGGTACGAACGAGCGATGAGGCCTGATCCTGATGCAACTGGTGGATGCTGGTCAGGCGCCGGCCTATCTGCTGGCTGGTCTCGCCCAAGCTTGAGCCAATCTGAATCTCACCGATGATCTCGGCGGCCTTCTTTGTTCCAAACTGGTCGAGCGCGCCGCTGATGCTGATGCGCTGAATGCCCTTTCGAGCCTCCAGCAGCAGAGGATCAGCCAGCGCCGCAGCGCTCACCATCTCCGCCGAGGGCACGTTGAGCTGCACGATGGCCTTGATGACCTTGCCCAGCATCTTCCCGTTGAACTCAGCCTCATAGGCGGCGAACTCACCAAGGTCGAGCTGGGTGCGCCCCTTCAAGTCGTCGTAGATGCCCCGCAAATCACCCTGGAGAGTTTCTATCTGCGACGTGTAACGACGAGTGCCGTAATCGCTAAGGCCTCCTGAGACTCGATCCTTGGCAGTTTTGATGGCCTTGCTGATGAATGCCGCCACTCGCTTCAGGTTTCCGCCCGCGTATCGCTGGACGTAGATCTGGTGCCGGGTGGTGGCGTCCGTCAGATAGCCTTCACTGCTCATTGATTCCGCCTACCGGTGATTGGCTTGCCAGTTCTTCGTCGATCTTATCGTCAGTCCGGTCGGCCTCAAGCACGCCACCCTGGCGCAGGTTGGTGCGCACATCAGACTTCGCAATGAAGCCCTGCTGCCACAGCTGTACCTGGGCGAGGATGTCCTGAGCGGTCATGGTCTCATCGAAGAACGACTGATTGAGCCAGAACACCGTGCCCTTCTCGTCAGGCTCGCCGATCATGAAGCGCTCGGCGTCAAGAATGGCGCGCTTCAGGGCTTCCGAAACGTTGCCAGCAATGGTGCCGAGGACTGAGTTGTCAGAGCTATACCGTATGCGTACAGCCTCTGCCGTCTCTGCGCCGCCGCCCTGCTGGACGATACGGGCGCCGATCATGAGCATCTGCTCTTCCTTGTCCTTCATCAGAGTTCGGGCGAGCTGACTTTCGTCAGCCTGCACTAAATCAGCAGATCCAGTCTTCCCGAGTAGGTGCCCGCGACGCGATCCGATTTGCATGCCATTCGGGTTGGCCTTGATGAATTCTTCAGCACTGATATCAGATGTGATGAACAGCGTTGGCTGCGAACTGATAAATCCGCTCTCTTCCACTGTTGCACTGTTGCCGTAGTGCAAAATGTTCACATCGGCCAAGTCTTCAAGGGGCGACTTGTCGATGCTGGCGTCATTGTTCTGGGCGCCGAAGAAGCTGAAGGGGATGTGGTCAAAGGGCTGCCCCGCCTTGTCGGTCGGCAGCGCCTCGTCATAATCGTCGGAGCCCTCCCGGTAGACGCGCTGAACGTATTTCCCATCAACCAGCAGCAGAACTCTATTTTGTATGTGCGTCTCACGCGCAAGCTCTACCGGGTCAAACTCGGTCACGCACTCTTGCAGATTCACATAGACCAGACGCTTAACGCCTTCGATCACCTGTTCTTCCCAGTCGATAATCGACAGGGCGTCATAGAAGTGAATAAGGGCGCGCTTTGTTGCCAAGTCAGCCATTGAGCTGACGCCGTTTTCAGATTCAGCCGGAGGGAAGTCGACAAGAAACCCGCCACGCCCTGCGTCCAGGCATTCGCCTACAGACTCTTTAGAAAGTTGTTCAAGGCTTGTTCCGTCACCGCTGGCGTTCTCTTTCAAGTACTCAACGGCAGCTGGAAGAGTCAGTTCAGCAGTCTTGCGGAACACCGCCCCCATCAGACCGGTGCGCGTGCGCCCAGTAATATTGAGGAACATAGCTCGCTTCTTGTACTGCTTGTACCGGGCCTGGTTCTCCGGTGTGTTGTTCTCCGGGTCTGGCATTGGCAGGTATTCATCATGCTTGCGAACTTCTCGCGCCCCTGCAACACAACGCTTCACCAGATGCCAGCCTGCCAGGGCTTGCGCGTACTCTGCCCGTGGAACGAAATTTGGCATTGATGGCCTCAGAATGTGAATGTGACGGGGATGTGGGTCATTGCTACGCGCTTGGTCTTGGCCACCGCGAAGTAGCGGAAGGCGTCAGCCGGGTGGGACGCCCAGTCGTGAAGCGGCCGATCTTTCCAGCAGCCCTTCTTGTCGTCCCACTCTTTGCGGTAGTTCTCCAACGCGGTGATGCCCTCTTCGCACTTGGATTCGTCGAATGCGCAATGGGCCAGGATCTCGCGCGCTTGGTCGATGCCGTCGTCTACGCCGATCTTGGGCACCACCTGGAAGGTCATGCGGTAGTGCTGGCCGTCGATCTCGTATCCCTCACGGGCCATCTCGCGGCGGGTCTTGGCATCACTGCTGAACTCGCGGTTGTCGATGTCGTGCGGCCCCCAATGCTCGGAGTACACGTAGCCACGATCCTTCAGCACCTTCATGTAGTGCCGCAGGCCCTCGCCGCTGTTCTGGTAGAAGTCGATGACGTGGAACTCGGTGCCGACCTGACGCACGAACCAGATGGCCGTGGAGTCGCCGACGCCGATGTCCCAGAATGTCATCACCGGCAGGTGGCTGTTGTCCGGCAGCACGCCGATGCGCTGGGAGGCGTAAAGCTTGGTGAACTGCCTAGCGTAGTAGGCGCCTTCGATCGATTGCTGGAAGGCCTCGGCAGGGATAGACGGGTATTCCCGCTTCATGTCGTCGCCGAGCGTTTTCTCCTTGGCCGCATACCAGGCGCGCTGGCCTGGGTTCGTGACGATCCCGTGCTTGGCTGCCAGTTCACCGAAGTAAGTCGTCAGGCGGTCAGGGATGATCGCTGTGGTCGGGTCGAGCCAGTAGGCCTTGTTGTTCCACCAGCTGAAGAAGAAGAACTTCCAATCCAGCAGGCCGAGGGCCACGCCGGACAGTTGTTGCTTCTCCGCGCTCTGCGAATATTCGAAGAAGTACCCCGCCCGCCCCTCCGCCGTCGATTCAATCGTGACGAAACAATCGGTGGCGACAGCCTCGAAGGCGCCGGTGACGATCTCTCTGGCCTTGTGGGGAAACTTGGCGCAGATCTTCCCGAACTCGGACACATGCAGGTAGCGCAGCGTGCCGCCCCGGAACGAGGTGGAGACGTAAAGCGAGCCGCCCTTGCTGAATACCAGTTCGCCAGCAGCGTCGTTGCGCGCTGGATTGGCCGCACGCAGCTCTTTCGGCAGGTTGTCGTAGGCGTACTTCACCTTTTCCCGGAAAAGGCGCTTGGCATCGTTCAGGGTGTGAGCGATCAAGGCGCACTTCGCGGCCTCGAACAGAGCCGCATCCAACTGGACGATGCACACCAGCGTGGTAAAGCCCAACTGACGGGCCTTCAGGATGATGTTTCGGGTATGCATCCCCTGGAAGTAGTCGATCTGCTCCTGCGTCATGCGGAAGCGAACCTTCTTGCCCTGCTTATCGGTGATGAAGTAGAGGTTATTCAGTCGCCAGAATCGATCCCGAAGCAGCTTCATGTGCTCGGGTTTCATATCAGGCGTCCTGTGATAATTCGTCCATCATTTTCGAGATCTCGTCGGCGTCGTCCGTCTTCTCCTTCTCGTCGAGGCTGAATGCCTGACGCTCCAGAACCTGCAGGTTCTTCATTGCAGAGGAAAGCTGGAACAGTGTTTTGGAATTGCTAGGCAGCGCCACGGCGGCGAGCATCGAAGCCCGGCGCATGCCGTTGCTGTCTTCAGAGGTCTCGGCCTCGATGTCTTCTTCGATCTCTTCGCGGCGCTGGATGGTGGTCATCAGATCATCCATCAGCAGGTTCGCAAGGATCGTCGCCTTGCGAATGTCGCGGCGGTGGCTGCGAACCACCCGGGCGCCTTCCTCTGCGGCCTCTTCGATGATCTCGGCGTCGAGTTCGCAGTTCGCGCCTTGGTCGTTGCGAACCTCGCCGCGAACTAGCTTGCTGCGAACCTCTTTGCGCACCTGGTCAGAAAGGTCTCTCGCCCATCCTTGGACCTTGGCTTTCTTCCTGATTGCGGTGTCGCTAACGCCTTGGCGTTCAGCGATAGTTCTGATGGAAAGCGAACCGGCCCGGTAGGCGCGTTCGATTGCCTCCCAGTCGGGTTGCTTGGCTGTCATAAATTGTCTCAGTTAGGATCAGCGGCTATGATTGAAATAGTGGCCCGCTGCCGGTATTGGTAATGGTTCACTCATCAGCAAGGAATGCAACATGGCTCTTTTGGATTACATCAGATATGAAAACGGCTCGGAATCCGACAAACGAGGCCTAGCTGTAAATGCGGCCCTTGAGCTTATTTCCGTCCGTATCGGCGCAACGTCTCCTAACGGAAATCATCTGGACCAAGAACTTGGGAAGCTCGCCGGTTACGCGGACAAGATCCAAGAAGCCCTGAAAGCGAAGTAGCCCGACCGTGCCGCGTTCACCTGCGGCACACCTACCCGACCATGATCGCGGTTTGCGAATGGGCTTGCCCGTGCAGTACCGCGACGATAATACCCTGAGGGAGACCGGCAGCCTTGGCCACATCAATTGCCTTGGCAATGGCGCTATCCAGACCAGTCAGGGCCTTGTTGATGTCTTGGCTCATCGGCAGCGCGTGCCGCAGTCGGGTTACGTTGGGCATGCTCCCTCCATAGGAACAACAGTGATATCTCCCCATACAGGGTGGAAGTCGATGTGCTCGCCATCAGAAGAGGCTACCGGGTCATCGAATACAACGGCGATGCCAGCCTTTGTGTCTGCGTACGCCACCCAGTTGGTGCGCACCCCGTCAATGAACACCAATCGCCGGCCTCGGCCATCAGCAGCCCAATGGACGTGCTCGCCTGATTGATCGCTCATGCAAAGCTCCTTTCTCGCGCCACGATTTGGCGCATTCGAAAACGTGGCGCGGATTACTTGCCCCGGCGCTCGACACCACCAGGTGCCTTCTCACAGTGCAAGCAGTGCTCGCAGTTCAGTGTCCGGCAAAGCCAGACCTTTACCCGTTGCCAGTAGGTGACCATGAAGATGTGGCGGGCACCGGCAAGGGCCAGGGAGACATGCAGCGTCAGCCCGGCACTGGTCGGGCCGAAGAAGATGTTCTGGCTGCGCGCCATAACGACGAAACCGCTGATGGCGATCGTCGAGTAGATCAGCTTGCCGAGAATGCCGTCCCTCACCTTCCCGCTCAGTACGCACCAGGCTGCCCACAGCGCGATAAGGCCGCAGGCGATGGAGTTGATCAGTTCAAGATTCATGGTGGATTGCCTCCCCCGAACCGCTGGCGAATGAGCGCCCAGAGGTCAGCGGATTTAATGGCTCGATTGATAGCCGCCAGGAGCGAGCCGCCGAATGCCCCCAGCAGGAAGCCAATGCCGGCGACGATCTTCGGTTCGGTCACGCCCAGATAGGTGCTGACCATGCTCGTCAGGTAGATCGAGCAGGCCATGCCGGTGATGAGGAAGATCATCCAGGCACGCCAGTCGTTCAGGTCGTCCTTGTGCCACCAACTCGCGATCACAGCCCCAACCAGACCCGCAATCAGTAATTCGAACCTGTCGATCTTGTCGAGCAGGCGCTGTAGATACTCCATGCGCTCGACTCCGTGGGGCATGTTTGAAATAGGTCAGCCCCGGCGGCACTCCCAACTCAGAGCGAAGGGTGTGGCGGGACGAAAACGAAAAGGCCTCGATCAATGTCGAGGCCATAAGGTTGGTTTGTAGTGATGAAAACAGCTAGACAATTCCAGGCTTAACCCCTGAAAACCAAGAACAAATGCTAAATCGATGGTCGGATTGATCTAACAGCCTGAATTAATCTAATGCAAAGGAAGATCGCAACCGAAAAAAACAACAAACCACTTAAAATTCCAATTATAGAATCGTACGAAAATGCCGCTACTGAAAAAACACCAAGAGCACACGTTAAAAGCAAAGGAAAGTCAGCGACGGTAGAGATAAAAAGCCTAGTTTTAAAACGCTCACCGCTCACAAACTTACAGACCAACAACCCAATAAATGACAAACACCAAGAAAGCATTCCCAACCCCATGATAAATGCTAAGAAAATATATGCTGTAGGAACTCCCGCTGTGTCGCTTGGGTCATTTGGGTTTTCGAGCGCGCCAGCAACGGAATACACATACAAAAGAAACGCTGACAGCGATAGGAAACAAAGAAAAAAATACCACTTCCATGAGCTCATACCAATACAACTCCACATAAATCAATCGTTTGAAATGATGACCAATATTAGAAGTGTTTTTTGGGTATGTAAAACCTCTCATTCGAAAAACCACAAATCTCCACACAAAACCCACAAACAGCGGTCATGCCAAAAGCTGGCATGACCGTGCCTAGAGGAGACCTCTCCCACCAAATCGGACCTAGTTACCGCTGGATATCGATCGGTAGCGAGCCCCTGATTTCGATTTCAAACTCCTTGGCGCCAGTCCCGTTTTGAATCGCACGCAGCACAGTCGTCGCCGCTTCGGGCAACGCATTCCTGAAAGAGCCTTGGTTCGCGTCATACTTATCGTTGTAAGCGCGAGCTTCTCCATTAAACACCACAGAACCATTTTCGTACTTTGTTGCATTGCCTTCGATCTTCAGGGTGATATTCCCCAGAACGGAACCCGTGTTGAAGGAATCGTCGAAAGTATTATAGGGAACTTTATCCAATACGATTCTCGAGGTGCCAACGGTTAAAGCACTGAACTGCTGCTCAAGCATTGGAATTTTAGTAACGGATGGATTTAGCCCGAGCTTGGTAATGTCCATTCTGACAGTTGCGCCATTACCATTAATGAAGTGCCCTAGCGCTGATACCGGCCCCAGTTCTGTAGCGGAAATTTGCTTGATCTCATTTGACGGCGCTGGATATGTCACGAGCAGTGGGTTACGGTACGCATAGGCCAAGGCCACTGCAGAACTAACCCCAGTAGCGCACATATAGTTATCTGCATACGGGACAAACTTAAGATCTCGATTAAATGAATCGCCTAGCATCCACGGCTCAAATCGCCCGTAGCTTTTTATATAAAAATCAACCTCCGAGCAGAGCTTAACCAAAACCTCACGCCACATACCTTTTGCGTAATAGTCATTCCGAATTAGCTGCATTCCATTGAATGCCACTACCGGGCTTTGCATAGTTCCACCACCAGTCTGATTAAGACCAGGATAAAATGGATCTGGCGCAGTAACATTAATACTTGGAAGTTCCATTATCTCACCTATTGAGTCGAATGATTGTTCGCGGAGGATTCCGCTTTCATGTCGCTCAAAGGCGATTGCTCGAGGCTCGTGGCCTTCACATGATTCAACGTCCCGCATCGGGAACATTTGATCTGGAGCTCTGTAATCCCACCCGTACGGGCGAGAAGTCTTTTGCAGTTTCCGCATCTGAATTCTTTCAACATCTGCAAATTCCTTTTGCTGAATCGCCCTTTCCGTGGGCAATAAAAAACCCGACGCGATGGCCGGGCTTTTATTTACAATCCTACACACGCAGGAATGACAGGATGGATATATATTGGCTCAATAGATCATTTGATGTCAAGCGGCTTTTGTGTCGATTAGGTCTTCTGTGTCCAGTAGTGTTTGAGCGCAAACCAGAGCCTCGTCCACTTCTCGATTGAGAACCTTGCGAATATCGCGTCGCCACCGCTCCTGGGTTTTGATCGGATGCGGCTCATCTGACCAGTTGTCCATCTCATACCAGCCGGCCGGCAGCACGCTGGTGGAGCGTTTACCGTCCACTCCTGGAAGCTTGGGCAGTGCCCAGGTCACAACGGCGCAGTGCACGAATCGCTCTGGTGCCGGTGAGCGGACAGATCGGGTCAGCTCAGCAATGGCCGTATGCTTGCGCTCAACATGTGTCGAGTACTTCGCCACAAGTGCCCGCCAGTGCGCCGGAGTCAACGCCTTGTGCAGCCGCCCGAACACCCAGCAGTCCTGGAGAAACGCCGCCTCCTTGCCGACGATCTCCCCCTTCTGCTTGGCGCACTGCACCTTTGGCTCGAAGTCGCAGCCGCCGGCGGAACTGATGGTCTCGGCCGCAAGCGCCCGAACGACTGCTGAAACAACGTTGCGATAGGTCATGCGGCTTCCCCTTTTTTCAGCTCTCTGGTCATTGCCCGGTACTTGGCCTTGATGGCCTGCAACTGCTCGATGGTGTAGCGCTGAGGCTCATGAGGCCCTTCCAGCCAATCCACTTTGTCGGCACCGATGCGTTTCACCAGCTCCAACCGGTAATTCACGATGTCGCCCGACTTATGGTTGTTGCACGGTGCACACTGGCGCCACACATTCAGCGGTTCGAAGCGAAGCTCAGGGTTGCCGCCGACGGTGCGGTAGTGCCCGGCGTGCCATTGGCCGTTGTGGTGCCGTCCACAGCTCACGCACGGCAGGCCGATGTCCCGCTCGCGGATCCAGGCGTTGAATGCGGCCTGTGCCTCCTTCATGTGCTGGGCACGCGGCTTGATCTTCACTTTCGCGGCGCGCAGTTCCTTGCGGCCGATCTCGGCCAGCGACTTGCGCGCCTTCGCCTGGTTCACGTCCTTGATGGACAGACCGCACTTCGGGCTACATACGGCCTGGCCGAGCCGCTGCGGCGGGAAGCTGATGCCGCATGCCGGGTTCTTGCACTTCTTAGGTTTGGGTTGCTTGGCGATCATGCAGCCTCCTTGCTGAGTAGATCAGTGAAAACCACACCTTGGCCTGCGAAGTAGGCAGCGATGCGGTCGGTGTAATTGATGCCCTGGGCACGGTTGAACAAGCTGGTTACCGGGAAACCGTCGGGACCGAACAAATGGCACTCGCCCATCATGGCCAGCTTCGTTTCGTAGGGGAGATGGCGCATGACGCGATACCACTCGGCCTGAAAGCCGGAATCCTCGTTGAGCAGGATCTGCACGCCGAAGTGCAACTTGCAGTAGCGGCGCGCGTCGGCCGCATCACCGATCTGGGTCATCTCGGCGATGCGCTTGTACATCCCGAACCACAACCGGTTCTGGTCAAGCGTGCGGTCTTTGCCTGGGCGCAGGGTCACGACGACATACTTCTTGTCTTTGTACATGGCGCTGATTTTGGTGATGACTTCGGAGAGCTTGGCCTGGCAGTTGACGCTGATCTTGTCGGTCATTGCACTGCCCTCTTCTCTTCCAGGTCTTGGGCCTGCCTGATCAGTAGCGCTCGGCGATCCGCCAACTCATTGGCCGCCTCAATCCGCATTTCGAGCTTCTGCTCTTCGCTGGCCTTCCGCATTTCCAGCATTGAGTTCTTCACGATCTCGAGCTTTGCGCGCAGCAGCGGTTTTGGCTGGGTGACGGTGCCTGTGAGCAATCCCGCGATGGCGCTGCCATCCTCGGTAACTGGAACAATGCTTAGATCAGCCAAGTACTTCTGGCCGTGCTCCTGGGGAATGCGTTTCAGCTCCACAGCCTTGGTGATGGCCTGGATACGACGGTTGGCATCGAAGCCCACGGACACGTGCCAGTTGACCGGTTTCGCATCCTCGCGGGCCTGCCTTACGAAACGCTGGTAGGCATCGATGAACGCCATGCGCGCACCGATCTTGTCGCCGCCATCCAAGATGGGTTTCGCGGCAGCCAGTGCCAGCTGGATCTCGTCGGTCAGCACCACGGTTTCAAATTCGTCGTTGGTGGTCATGGCGATGGCCCAGGCCTCGTCTTTGCCCGGTCGGCCATCGGAGGACTGGACGCGTTGCAGGATGTCGGCCATCGCCAGCTTGCCCTTCACCTCGAAGCGGCAAGCCTTCAGTGCGCCTTTCACGACAGGCACCGGATACGCACAGAGGTCTTCAGCCATCATCGCGGCAGTGCCCGGGTTCATTTCCTGGCCCATGGCCTCGGCGGTGGCGCAGATAGCGGCGGCTAGCCCAGCAACCTGCTGGTCATTCATTTCAAAGGTATTCATTGCGGTCACCTGCTTGGCGTTTGGCCAGAACCATCTGGGCGGCCTGCTCCGCTGCGGAGTGGTTCGCCTCTGTCCGTTCCATCTGGCGGGCTGTTGTGCCGTTGACCCGCTGCCCGGTCACCCACTGCGTGTGGTAGCTCTCGGCGTTGGCCAGCAGTTCGTTGAGGCTGTGGCACTTGCGCAGCACAGCGGCATCACTGGTTTTCAGGAAGTGGGCAGCGACGTGGTGGGCGACATCGGCGCCGAGCCGGTCGACCAACTGTCCGAGCTGGCCACCGACCTTGGCATTCCACACCGGCCATGCGCTGTAGCGCTTGCGGTAGGCCATGGCGTAATTCGCCCAGACCTTGAAGGTTTTGCAGGCCTGGTCTTTGGGGCCCGGCATATCGGCGGGGATCTCCACTCGGGGAGCATCGCTGCGATCAACCACCAGCACCAAGCCGCGGGACTGAGCCGGCTTGCCGGTGGCGTCCTGCACGTCCTGACTGGTGTCCTGATTGGTACCCTGATGATTGGTATCCTGATTTATCGGAGATTTATCCGACCCTTGCCCGGATTTTTTTCCGACCTTGTTCGGATAATTATCCGAGGTAGATCGGATTTTTTTCCGACCCTTATTGTTTGGTGGGGTCGGATATTTTTCCGACCCGTCCAGCTTCTGGTTCCACTCGACGGCCTTCTCTGTGAGGCGAAAAAGTGTGATGTTCGAAGTGCTGGAAAGCTCAATCAAACCGGCCTCTTCCAGGGCCTTCAGCATGCGGTAAGCAGTGTCCGGCTTATCGGTGAGCAGCGGCAGCTCCTCGATTATCTTGGCCTTGCTCAGGGCGAAGAAGATCCCGTCATCAGTCTTGATTGGCTTGGTCCAGCTCGGGCAGCCGTAGACGAACGCGAACAGCAGGGCCTGCTGAGAATTCAGCCCCCACTCCAGCGCCTTCACCTGATTAATCGTGACGGTGTATTGCATGTCAGGCCTTCCCGACCTTAGCGGCCAATTCAAGGAAGCGATCCACGTACCAGTGAGGCTGCGTCTCGCGGGGGCATTGAGGGCTGGTGAGGTTCTTGCCGTAGGCCAGGCCCTTCTCGGTCACGGACCAGAAATCGACAGTCTCTTGTTTGGAGTTTTTGCGCTGAAGCAGAGCCAGGAACCCGTGAGCCTTGAGTGCAAGGTTGAAAGCGCGGGCGGTGCTGGCTATGGAGTGATCTTTGATCAGGCCGGTGATTGCCTTGGTGGGCATCGAAGAGCCACCAGCGGCATCAGGGGCGGCGTCAACGGCGTACCTTGGGAGGAACTTTGGATCCAGGCCATTGTTCTGGGCGATCTTGGTGAGCATTGCCATCTGACAGGACGCGGCAGGCTTCAGCAGGCGCGTGAAACACTCCATGATGGCGATCTCGCCGATTACCTTGGTGCCGGTGAGCTGGACCTGTTCGCGAGCACCCTGCTGCTGCTCCAGTTCACGCCAGCGGCGAATCACTGCAAGCCGCATTTTTGCGCTGTACCCTGTAAGCAGGGTGTCAGTGAGTTCACGATTCAATTCAAAGCATGGGAGAGACCGGCCGGTACTGTCTTGGTACTGAGCCGAACAATCGGCCCAGTCAATTTC